ACTTTGGTCTTCCCACGACTATCCCCTGTTCTGGCTTCTATACGCAAGTATTATTAAGTGCAGAATCTATCTAGAAATTAAACTGCAAATGCAATGGCATCAATTTGTGATTGTCGAGGCTCATCAAAAGGAAACGCATTTTTTAAAGACAAAGATAATCCCCTAACACAAATATTATAACGTAGTAATGCTAAATTTACACAATGCTAATAAAACTGTGTGAGATCTAATCCTCTTTCAGACGCTTCGTCTAGATAAATCAGCGGGTCATACCCAGACTCATCTTTGCTTATTGACTCCCACGATAATTCGATACCTGCCTTAAGATCGAATTTAGGTTTCCAACTTGTTTCATTTCTGAACTTGTCTGACGTAAGTCTATGATTTCCCAGATAATCTGTTTCGGGATGCCAGTTAATGATATTTTCCAGATCTTTTCCTGCTGTATCTGATATCATCTTAGCAATCTCCCACGTATTATATGGATTCTCGGCGGAAACGTTGTAGTCAGTCCCCCACATACCTCTATGGATTGATAAAGCTACTGCATCACAATAATCTGTTACGTGCATGTAGTCTTTAATCTTCTTTGGGTCGAGGAACATATCAATATTTTCCCTTCCCGCTTTGACAGCATACAGAGTCTTTGATATCAGTGAGTTCATATCACCAACTCCGCCGTAAGCAAAAAGCGGGCGGATGACATTAAACTTAATCTTCGAAGACATGACAATATATTCTGATGCTAGTTTTTGGGCGCCATACAGCGTGGTTGGCATTCTCTCAGAGTTCTCGTGTATAAGCTGATGTTGATATGCACCAGTGTCATAGATTACCGTTGTGCCCATATATGATACAGCAACATCTGCTTTCTTTGCAGCCTGACAAATCACATGAGTTCCAGAAACGTTTGTAAGCGATGCTTCGTTTGGGCTGAGCGCAACTACATCTGTTCCGACTACAGCAGCGTTATGAATGACAACATCGATATCTTCTTCTTCAAAGACCTCTGCCCAAAGATCGGAATCATTTTGATGAACGCAGGGTTCACCGGTTGAAAGACAAACCATTTTCTCGTGATTTAAAAGTGGAACAAATGTATGCCCCAAACCTTCAATGGAGACAGGTAAGTTTCTACCGATAAACCCAGCTTCGCCTGTAATTGCAATTCTCATTATTGTCTACCAGAAATACATTAGTGAGAAATTAGGGATTGGTCTCATGCCAGCAAAACCGAACTGGTTGTTAGATCTACCTACCTGAATTGCAAGTGGAAGCTCAAGAGATATTGCAAACTGCTTCCATCTTCGTTCGAGGCCAACACCTGGACCAAACGACATCAAAAGAAATTCTTCTTTTTCGCCCTGGACTTCTGTTTCTTCACATCCGTTATCGTCGCATACTTCTTCGAATGAAAGCCCAGTATCTCTGCGATATAGGGTTGCGATTCCTAGTGACCAATATGCTCTTCCCCAGCTTGAGGAATTAAGTGTCTTAAACTTAGTAGCTCCCAAAAAGATTGTTGAGTCTAGGTTGTCTTCAACAATTGGTAATGCTGAGATTTGCCAGCCATGCCCGCTTTCGTATTGTTTAGAGTAAGCTAGACCTACACCATAAGTTGAGCCTGCTACAAAACCGATTCGTTGTTCATCTGCTTGTGCAGTATTTGCAGTCAATAGAAGTACTGCAGCGATTGATAGTGCTTTAATCATTGTTTTCTCCTTTAAGTTAAAGCTAGAATTCTTCACATGCTGCCTCGTTTGGGTCGCAATCAAGTGTCTTGGCCCAGAACGTATCAGCTGGGTGTTGTTTGTGAACACACGATATCAACAAAGACATTGCAAAGAATAAAATGATTTTTCTCATCTCTATTGAGTATTGCCTGAATACTGCTCGAAGACAAGCTCATTTGTGTCAGTGCATTTTTGTAAGTACTCAGTAAGACCTTCGCGGGTCGTGTTGACTGACATTCCGCCCTCACTAAGCATTACGTTAAATTTACCCTCTGGCAAACCCTCAGCAAAGAATGCTACTGGTTTATCGATTCCGTATGCGTATCCGGCTTCCCAAATCGTTCCCAGATCTTTTGCCTCAGTATTGCAAAGAACAAAGTCAGCCCACTGGATCTTCTCGCAATTGACATCAAAGATTCGTGTTCGATCTTCTTGCGTTGCATTAGGCTTGAGGACAAAAAAGTCCTTGGGGCTAAAATACTCATGGCCGGTCTCAGACAATGCAGTCTTCATAAACTCGACTTGCTCAACTTGCTTTGGGTTGAAAAACGGTGATGCGATATAAACCTTCATTTTTGTATTGATCCTTTCAAAGATTCGTGAATGAAATATAATAACCCAGCAACAACCCGAAGGAAAATGCTAAGGGTATAAGTGTAAAATAAAACTGGCTTCTTCGTTGTTCATCTTGAATTGATTTAAAGAGTGACAAGATAATCATCTTTCCTGCCGCTTCTTCATCGTCTGCAGATATATCAAAGATTATCTCCTCGACTATCTCTTCTTCATCGTAGTCATCATTATCGTTTTGTGACAATTAATGCTCCTAAATTATGGTAACTCTCATATTCACATCTGTATTTTTTGTTATCAAATGCTTCTCGAACAATTTTTTCCATCGTATTACTATTTCCTGTAATGACTCGAAATGGGACATGATGTTTCTTTGCCCAACTCATAAGAACCTTTTTTGCGTAATCATGACTCAAACCATGAAGATCAATTTCGTCAAGACTCATGATATTGTTTGCTTATTATGTCTATGCTTAAGCGTTCTTCCTACCCAGGCAAGATCTTTCCCATCAGCAACCACGCCTCTATAGATTATCTCATCTCTCTTTGATACCGGATGCAAAAACTGGAACCAGACACTTTCTTCACTTTTGTCTAAAGGATGATGGTTCTGATCTTTGAGCTTATCATTTACCTCACCCGTAGACAAACCCTCATCGATTAGATCAAATATTAGCTTTCGCCTTCGATGTGTATCTTTATTGGCGAACGGCATTATCGCCCCATCTTATCCTTGTACTCAGTCTCAATATCACGAATCTGTGATAGTAATCCATTCCAATGCTGACGGAACTTGCTATTCTCACCTGTCTCATTTGCCGGAGGATTAGTTCCATTAACGTTGTCACGTTCTGCCTGATAGATCGTATCCTCAGGATGATATTCGATCTTGGCATCAGTGTCTGCATCAGGCCAATAAAGATTAGTTCCGGTTCCTGATCTCATGTTTCGAACATAATGCATTGCCGGGCCTGTAAGAGTACGCGTTCCGATAGACATAGCTGCCTCAGGAATTACCCTACATACTGCCAAGGCCATTTGTGCTGCCATAATATTGTCGGCAGCCGGCTGGATCTGCTTATCACACCGCTGACGAATGAAGCCCATTAGATCTTTTAGATTGAACCTGGCGTAATAGAAGGTCTCAACGGCGCGGGGCAAGATTGTACGTGCATCCATAATTGAAATCTTTCGTGTGTCAATCATATCAGCATATAGCTGCTTGCTTTCTTGAACATTCTTCTGCCAGCGCTCATAAAGCTCTGGGGTGTTTTGTACAGCAGCCGGTACCAAAACCCGAGAATGTGACTGCCAGCGGTCGCCCGTGCATTGTGCTGCATAGGTTCCTGCACGATGACGAATCAAATGTGTTACAGTCTGGAGATCAATACCTGAGACGAGGAATGTGAAGCTCATAGCCTCCATTCCGGCGGGAAGAGCACGAAACTGGAGAACTTCTTCAAGCGTCTCACTTAGCTCGCGCTGGGTGGCATTCAAGGGGTTTGTTTCCTCAGGTGAATCTGCCCAGGTTGCTTTAACATATCGATATGCAACGTTTCTAATTTGTTCTGCGGTTGGATGATCAACAAGCTCAACTTTAAGTGCGTCAAGATCGTTAACGAATTCTGTTTGTGGAGTCTCCCCAAATCGTAATGGCATTGGAAGAGTCACAGGCGTCAGGTCTAGATTTTGTGGCAAAGTAGCCTCCTTATGAATTATTATAAATGATTATATGCTATCAGGAGGTAATGTTCAAACGTGGTTTGAATCAATTATGGCAGTCACTGCTTCCATTCCTTCGTTCTCGACCTCTTCAATATTGATCTTCATGTCGCCCTCGGGATCAACAATGTGATGGAGCACAATTTGAACATTTGACATTGCAGGATTTTTCTTTGCTAACTGCCGAACTGCTTCGATATTTTTGGGTGAATCCTCAAAAAAGTGAAGAACTCGTGGTGTAAATGACGTTACATATCCTCGAATCTTGTCAGCCTTAGCTTGAGGATTTGATGTATTTACAGTATCGATAATCTGCAGCTTTATGCCCATTGTCTTAAGAAAGTCTCTAATAGGACCTTTCGCTGCGGGACCTCGGGCTGTAAGGATTGCAGCAGCTGTAGTGCCGCATGATGCAACGTCTCTCAAAATATTCATAAGAGGAGTAGGACGACCATCTTTAACAATATCAAACTCACTAAAGTCGAATACCTCACCTGGCTCTTCTTTGTAAATTGCATATTCTGCGGGAGACAATTCCTTGATTGTCTTGCCTTCTTTGTTTTTAACGAGAACGCTTGAATTTGTCAAAGCAAGTGTTTCATCAAAGTCAAAGACTGCAAAAGTATCGCAATCTGGTTTTAGATCAGGATTTAAATCCATCATAGATTCCCTGATTAAGCTTCGTAACTCTTTTACTGTAATTTTGATCATATACTAAATATTCGTGAATGAGAGAATTGTTTCACTACTTCTCTTAATTCTTCACCTGTTTTGAACATGACAATATTGTCAACGCCTTCTAGCTCACCATTATAGGGCTGAACTGGTGCTGCAACCTTGATTCCGTGCTTTGCATATTCCATTGCATGTTTGGCTGAATCGTCAATTGCACAGACAATCTTTCCTTCATCGTAGTATGGGCTGTGAGCTGCCCAGATCATTTTTTCAGGCGAGAAGTCAACTTTGTGAAACTTGAGTCCGCTATTCTCGAGCCAGCTGTAGGTGTCATATTGACATGTCTTGTTGGCGGAAGGTCGTGCAGTTAGAATCTGAATCCAGTAACCTTGATCATATAGTTCATTTAAAGCCTCAATTGTTGATGTTGTAGCCTCGAGGTTTTTTAGGCGGCGCTGGTCAATAAAATCCTGGAATAGCTGCTCAGGATTATACAACTCTTTTGGAATACCACTGGTAAAGTAGTATTCCGATGAGGCAGGATCAACAGTAATTCCTTCATGTGAATTGAGATAATCACTGTATCCTTTTCTGAACTCTACAATAACATCATCAGCATCAACCAGAATTACAGGTTGACCTTCCCACTTTTGAGCATTCTTGACATACTTGACTTGGAGGTAGTTCTCTTTATCGTCAAATGCTTGTGCAAAGTCCTCGGCCGAGAACCCCCATAGATTTAAGATTGCCAGAAGATAGCGGAAGATATCAACACCTTCAAATAGAATGCTGTTTTCAACAACCTGCTTCTTGTCTCGGGAGTGACTCTTGAAATTGATCTCGCTGATTAGTGACGAGATTTCACTGTGAAGTGCCAGAGAGAACTCCTGTGTGAGCTTTTCTCTTTCTCCTATGGTTAGGTCATTTCTTTTATTGAACAGTTCAGAAAATTCATTCTGGACCTCGAAGAGCCGCTGTAGGTTTAGTTTGTCTATCATATAAAGATTATATTATGTGTCTAAAAAATGTTTATGATGCCATTGTTAAGCCGTTGCTATTCATTAGCGTCCATGATGACCCATTCCAGATAAACGTCAGGGCAGCTCCGATTGCATCTGCTGGAATTCCTATTCCGCCCGACCACGTTCCCTGGATATTCGTTGTTGCATCAAATTGAATGTTTATGCTATTAGTAGTTGAATTCATAATTAATTGCAAAACTTGACCTGATACAGTTCCATTTGCTAATGTAATTGTATGCACTCCCATATCACCCGTTATGGTTGTAGCAGTCAATAAATGGCATGAGGCAGTAGGAGTAATTGTTGATGTTGTTCCGGAGCCTAAATCGTATGTCACTGACTGGTATGACAAGAACTTAGCTATATTTGCCATAGAATTTGCAGCATCAAGATTTAAAACTGTCGTTGTTGATCCGCCGTCGTTAACTTGAAAGTTAACATCAATATCTTGTTGTTTTCCTCGAATATAAACGTCAGTTGATTTACTGAATATGTCTAGCGCAGCAGTCGATCCCCCATATTGGATCTCTACAGTATCACCCGACGATCCGATTGCTAGGTTTCCAGAAGAGTCAGTTTGAAAATCTGTATACTCAGTATTGTCTGTATGTGTTAATCGAAGCTGGGGATTTGATGCGTCAAGAATATCAAGGGCTCTATCAGGGGAGTCAGTTCCTATTCCCACCTTGCCAGAACCTGATGCTACTAAAATATTTGAACTGCTTGGTGATTGGACGCGGAGAGGGCTAGATGTATCACTGCCGCTGATAACTAAGCCCCCGTTATTCTTCATCAGGAAGACAGCTCCTTGATCTGTGTTTCCTTCTGCTACTCCGTATAGAGTGTGTTGGGATTGTCCGACCCTGAATCCGTAACTCGTGCTATCAACGGTGGAAATAAATGCTATGCCTCTTATATTTCCGTTTACGTCAAGCGGATATGTTGATTGTCCTGCTTTGTTAAGGGTGACATATGTTGCACCGTCTCTATCAGTTACAACAAGACCATCATTTGACTGGTTATATGGCGTTGCACGAAATAGCACATCTCCGTCTGCAGAGGAGGTTATGTGGAGCAATGCTGCGGGTGATGAGGTCCCTACGCCTAGTCGATTATTGACGTCGTCGTAATACAGCCCTGAAGCACCCCCTGCGGATCCTCCGTTATTATATTGAATCTGGCCGTCAGAACCCGCAGGATCTGCAGTAACTCCGGACGTGAAATTCGACTTTGTCATCTTTCTAAATGCTGACGCTGATGTATCATAAATCAAGACTAGATCGCCGTCAGCTACAGACGTTTCAGCTGTCTGACTTGTTATGATATCAGTGCTGAGTTCACCCATTTTGATTGAGCCTGATGCTATATCAACTGACTCGACTGTCTCATCTTTGATTTGTGTTCCGCGTATTCCTGTTGTTCCCATTATTAGCTCCCGCTTTCTAAAGTTTCGATTCTTTGATTTAGTTCTTGAATTGCTTTTATTAATGTTCCTACAATTGTTTGGACATCAAACCCTGTTCCGCCGTCGGTAAGTCGACTATCAATTGCCAGCTGGTTGTCAGTGTCATCTGCAATAAATCCAATTCTTGCAACTCTGTCATTTGTGTCTTCTATGTAGTTGTATGTAACTACTCGGATATTCTTCAGCATATTAACAGCATTTTCTGACAATGCTATAATATCTCGCTTGCTGTCTGCCGTTGACACCGACGATCCTCTGTGATAGTATTTGCCATCCTGACGCACGTAGAATTGATTTGTGCCACTGTAAGACTGCACTATGAGTGGATGAGGAGAGCCTGTTGATGATGTATTACCTGCTTTGACCCATAGTCCGCCGGCGCTGCCGTTATAGCTGTTATAAAACTGCGCAACATAACCGGCGGAGTTGCTATTTGACAAAGACAGGGGATATGACGGGGAAGTGTCCCCTATTCCAACGTATCCCGAATTTTCAATCGTCATTCTAACGTTATCGTTTGTACCTAGCTGCAAACCATAGTTTGTTGTTGTACCAATAAGCATGTTATTATTAACGACACCCGTGTATGTAACGTTCTCCGGATCCTTATTTGTTGCTCCGCACAACCCTATGATTGATTGAACTGCTGTATTGTCCTGGGATAATTTTATAAATGCATTATCATCTTCAGGTGTATTGTTTGTATCTGCTTCAAGATAGAGCGCGGCATCACCCGTAGAAGATATATGAAGATTATATGATGGACTTGTTTCACCTATACCGACATTACCAGAGGAATCTATTGTCAACCTTGTGCTTGTAGCAACTGCTGTTGTTCCAATTTTAAACTTGTCAGAATCAGAGTCATCAACACCCATTGTGAACTTCTTAGTTCCACTAAGAGCAAAAGCTAATTGTGGATCACCGCTAGTAGCAGTATTGTTAATCTGAATTGTAGTGGCGCCGGTACCGTCTTCTACCTCTAACAACTCTGCAGCACTTCTATTGCCAATGCCTACATTGCCATTTGAATTTGTTACTGCTATCGAATAGTCATTCCCAGAGGATGCCACAATAAAAGAGTCGCCGCTACTAGGATATGCTAGAGTTGACCCTGCACCCTGAACGGCTATCCCAGTCCCATCCATTTTCAATCTTAGATCGAGCGTCTCATCATTGTCTGAGCAAAGAAATTGCATTTCTCCAGTTGAGTCAGATGTGCTTGAAGCAAACTTAACACCTCTTATTGCAGATCCTATTTTTGAGCCGCCGCTAACCGGTATTGTAAACTGTATCTCGGGGCCGGCGGCGCCGCCTCCTGTGACTGAGCCGGAGACCGCTAATTTCAAAAGGGTTGTTACAGCATTTGTATTGCTGGTATCTTGTATTTCGACTGGCCCTGTATCAGCTGTTATAACGCTTCCAGCATTATAAGCTACGTCTAAAGATCCGCCTAGGCCTGATGTGAAATTGGCGCGTGTCATCTTGCGTAATGCAGATGTAGTATCATCATATATTAAAATTAGATCATTGTCATCAGCGCTAGTAGAAGCAGATTGTCCTGTGACTATGTCAGGCCCAATTGATCCTGCGGATATAGAGCCTGACAATATGTCATCAGTGTGTATTTTAGTAAGCGGCATTATAATCTCACATTATTAAATATCGAGATCAGATCAATAATCGCCGTTTACCCTATCTAAATTCTTTCGGTTCTTGTCGCAGAACGCATCGAAGAACTCTTGCGGGTCATATCCCATTAGAATCAGAGCCTCGAGCTTATAGGTAAAGTCATCTACCATTTCCTCTAGGAACTCGGCCCTATTGAACTCTTTAGTTTCAGTGTGTTTGTGAGGCTTCCAGTTCTTAAGGTGCGCCAGAGCTTCATACGATTCCTCTGTGCCTCGATGAATGATATCCCTGATGAACTGCTGGGCTTTTTTATCGCTTGGATCTACGGGCCATTCTGGCAGCTTTTCTTTTTTATCAGACAGATCCTTCATAAATGCTTCTTGCAAATGGAAGATACAGTCTAATCTGTCTGTATATGTCACTGTATTAGTTCTCGAGTGTAAGCTCTTGGGCTTCGTCGACCATTCGATTGTCATTCTCTTGTGTTCGAGCTAGATACTCAGCACTAAGCTGGATTGCTCCCGTTCCTCGGGCTACATTGAGCTCAATTGCACGAATGTGATCGACAATGTCAGTTCCGGTTAAAAGGGCGCGCTGGAGTGACCGGGCGACCTCTGCAACTACCTCATCATCAAGTCTATAAATTTTCTTTGCCATGTTAGTTCCTATCTAATTCTTTTGTATGAGCTGTAAGCCCACTCTGCTAAAATGCCAACCATTGACACATCAGCTAATGTATGTATTGCTGTGCTTGATGTAAAAAATGATCCGATAATAAAGCATATGCCTGCAAATCGAATCATCTCTTTATTGTTCGATGTCATTAAATGTACCGATCAATCATTTCATTGATCTTGTCTTTGTTCGTCATTCCAGATGTTTGCTCAAGTACTTGCCCGTCTTTCATGACAAATATTGCTGGAATTCCTCGAATCTGGAATTGTGATGCAAGAGCAGGAGACTCGTCTGTGTCAACCTCAAGAATTGCAACATCATTTCGATTTCTTGAAATCTCTGTCAGCGTGGGAGTAATCATCTTGCATGGGCCACACCAGGGTGCTCCAAACTTTACCAAGACTAGACCATCTGACGTTCTCTCTTTAAAGTTTTTCTCTGTAAGAACTTCTACCAATTTACTTCTCCTTTAATTCAATCAATCTATTCAAATACCACGCTGCTTTTTTAAGATCTGCAACTGGATCTTCTTTGTGCTGATATCTTGCAACATATTTTATTATATTGCCCTCATAAAAACCTAATTCCCAATCATCAATAGCATCAATAACTTCTATTTTGCCTTGATTGTAGTGGCTTGGATGATCAACCTTTTCATTTGACATTAATATTCTACCTATAGCTCACGGATTTGTTTATAAGCCTTGATTGTTTCTGGCCATAATTCTTCAGCGATTTTTAAACATGCATTTGCAACTTGCTGGATTTCCCATTGAGCCCCATCATGTGTTCTAAGCTCAACAAATTTTAGCAAGTTTCCGAGGTTGACAGTTCCATAGTATTCTGTATATGCATTTTGCGGGAGAACACCTCGTGCTTGTTCCCTGCAGACGCCAGCTTCCATCAGATCTTCGAATAGCTTCATGCAATATTTGTGATGCTTTTTAACAACTTCAGACGCTTTTTTGCCGTAGTGAGTTGCATCCGACCATTCAATTTCTGGATTTACGTTATCGCTATTGCTTGATTGACGATTTGATGCGTGTTGAGTCCTAAACGATTCAGGCTCATAAAACCTAAGATCAACAGACGTGTATCTTCTCGAGATTTCATTGTAGCTCCAGGTTCGATGTCTGTGATGCTGCGATCTGATGTAGAGCGGAACCTTGAATCTGAACGTGACTGTGTTGTGCTCAAGAACGCTTGTATGCTTGTGTTTAAGCAAATACTTGATTAGCTTTTTGTCTTTATTGTCTAGCCTTTTCTTTTGTGCCCCGAAGCTTACGCGGGCAGAGTTAGCAATCGTTAGATCAGACCCCATATGCTGAATGTAGTCGACTTTGCCAATTCCGTCACCATACAGTTCAATTGACTTATTCTTTACTTTGCCCATTCTGGGTAATTCCTTTTTATGTTGTCACGAGTTTTTACTACGTTGTCACGATAATGCTTGATGTATCTAACATTTTTGGACATTTTCCACCCGGGGCCGCCATTGTAACATGCAAACAGATTATTTCCCTTGCATGCCTTTTTGGGAGAAAATGTTCTGAGTATTTCGATTGCATGTCGGGCATTTCTTTTGGGAACTATATTAGCCTGGTAAAAGTGTCTAAAGTCTTTGTATCCAAGTTTCTTTCCCCACCAGTGATAGTTTACCTGGAATAGTCCGACGTCTCCGGTATCTGATATTACATCATTGTGAAATGAAGACTCCTTGAATGCAATCGCTAGAAGATCATGCACATCATACTTGTAAAGCTTGGCAGCATTCATCACTTCTAGTACATTATCAGTCTGGCGGCTGGAGAGTCGATCTCTGACAAATGAAACTTGATATGACTGAACTTCGAGTAGATCTGCAATTCCCGCTGTATCTCTTGGCTCAATGCGAACTGGGCCTCGAATCATATCATATTCAGGCACTTTATATTTTTCATCTTCTGGGCATGCCCCACCTAGCATGCAGAGTATTGAACCAATTATGAGATATCGTTTCATTCTAGCTCCATCGTTACATCAATACTAACATTAAACGCGGGTATTCGTATATGATTACATACATTGTTCTTCTTGCACTCATCTGCATCAAGAAACCAATCTGCATGTCCTTTTTTGTGAACAATCTTTTTAAAGTGATCATCCTTCTTCCCGCAGTTTTGCGCCATCATCTTGTAAATCTTTGTATCAAGCCTTTCAGCCTCTTTAACGTCTGCTTTAAGCTCCTCAATTTTTCCAAATCCTCCGGAGCTTACATCGTGAATCATAACTGTGGCATCGGGTGCCATATAGCGATGTCCATCCTCTCCGAATGTGAATAAAACAGCTCCGCAAGACATAGCCTTTGATTCAACAATAGTAGCCACTGGTAGCTTTGAGTTTTTGATATCACTAATCATTGACATAAGGCTATAAACTTGTCCACCATATGAGTCAATCACAATCGGGATGATATCTTGGCCGGAATTGTGTGCTGCTGACATATCTGATGTGAACTTCTTGGCACCATCTGGTGTAAATTTCTCGACCCTGACGACAATTGGGTTGTACATAAGCTTTGCTTCGCTAATTCGACCGTCAATGTTAACATTCTTAATCAATATTGATTTCCTTCTTTTGTTATTAGATATTCTATTATAAATTAGATCTTTTTATAAAGATCACGCAAGTCTTTCTCAAACATTGTTTTAGTTGTTTTTTTGCCAACCTCTTCCAGCTCTTCTTTTCTAGTGTCATACAAAGCCCTTAGTTCTTCAGCTTTTTCCTTTGTCAGGCTATGAATCGGCATATCCAGCAAATAGTTGTATGATCCATTTTGATTTTTGAAATTCATCTTTTTCAAGCTTGAAATAATATCACTTTTGGGACGGTTGTTAATCTTGAGATTGCCGCCTAGTATCTCCTCAATGAACCGTTTTCTATTCTCCAGGATCCACAGCTCTTTTGTGAGCTTTGATATCAGGTGGTTCTTTCTAATTGTATAGTACTTGAGCCTGAACTTGATAAAGTATCGGATTATCTCCTCGGGTGATTCAAATACTTTTAGATCTCCGTTTTCGTCTAACGTTGTATAGTTTTCACCTACTCGCTCTCTCATTTTGAGAACGCTTTCAAGCCTACCTCTCTTTGTTAGTTTTGCAAGCTCTGACCTTTTGAACTTTAGAATATAGTGCGGGGTTTCAGCTGAATGGTCTTCATATGATGACAATGCGCCCGTTTCAATTAATGAATCAAGATGAGCCTCGTACTTTTCGTATGTAAATGACGGCGGAAGTTCTGTAACCTCTACCTTAGTCGTATTCTTTACTTCGTACTTACCGTAAATCTCCCATGACTTTGGCGCGTCAGGTACCTGCCTGAACTCACCAGTGAAGCCATTGATCCACGGGCTGACTGGTGGGCATTTTTCTCCTGCTAACACCTTCAGACATGCCTTGATTAAATCCTTCGGGTTCCGATTCAGAATGTTGGTTGAGAATCCCACAGCGATACCTGAGCCGCCGTTTAGCAAGACAGTCGGTATGATGGGCAGGAAGTACTTTGGCTCGATCTTCTCGCCCTCTTCGTATTTGTGATCAAGGAGATCAAAGTCTTTATAAAGCAGGTTAAAGTTTTTATTGAACCTTACACCGACGTATCTCGGGGCTCCGGCCTCTGGAGATCGAAGAGACCCAAACTGACCTATCCCCTCGAAGATAGACATTGAGTTCTTGAAATCCTGTGTCATCGTGATGATTGTGCCATCAAGTGATCCGTGGTGGAACATTGTTGCAGACGCTGCGTAGCCCCCAAGCTGAAACACCTTCATTGGCTTTTCTTTGCCTGTCTTCCAGACTAGCTTTGCAGCATATGCAATCTTTCGCTGTGACGGCTTGAATCCGTCGATCACTGACGGGATTGCTCGATTCGTGATAGTGTAAAGCGCGTAGCTTCTGAGCTCATTATCAAAGAAGTTTTCTACTGTTCTACCAACAAAAGTACTCTTTTTATCTTTCAATAACATATTAAGCTCTCCTTAGCGGGCATAATCGTGATGTCTATATTCATAGTTACAGAACTTAAAAACTTCTTCAATGTTAATATCCTTCTTTTGTCTCGTTGAATAAGAGAAATATCGAGCACTGAGATGTAAATGTGGGTAGTGATCTGTACCCGTATCCCCTACTGTTCCGATCAATTCTCCTGGGTAGATCCAGCTATCCTCTTTTACAAAGATTTTATCAAGATGGTGGTAAAGAACTTGAACCGTATCATGCTCTTTGTCACTGTGTTCAATCCGAACGTAAGATCCGTTGCGATCGCTTTTGTAAGTTTTGATTACCCTTCCGCGGAATTGATTTTTCACGTGGGTACCTTTTTTTGCTACAATATCTACGCCAAGGTGGAAACTATGATGATCATGATTAAGCATTATCATATGACCATTTATTACTTTTCCTTTTTTAAATGTCCTTTTTCCATAACGAGAAGAAATATGAGATTTAGAAATATCAATAGGGGCAAAACACACAGTATTGTTTGTCGACAAAAGCATAGCTAATAATAATGTCATATGATTATTTTTACTTATTTAAAATCTTTTGTTTTCTAACTGCAGGATCTGAGCCGAACCAATTGTCCAACGATTGCCTTAGGTTATCACCCGGAATAAGGGCAAACATTTCTGGATTTCTAATAATCTCTTCGTATTCTTCATCTGCGAGGGATGCGAGGCCTTTTTTGTATGATATATCCCAGGATTTAATATTGTCCTCTGCGGATTTCCATTCGACAAATTCTTCATCTGTGTAGAACAACAGCTTTTTGTCTTTTTTCTTGACAACAACAAGTGGTGTCATTACTCGGAAAAGTTTGTTGTCTTTTAGCAGGTCGGGCCAGAACCTCCCAAAGAAGTTTGTTAGCAGGCCGGCAATTGAATCTCCATCAGGATCAGCATCTGAATAGATCAAGATTTTTCCATATCTAAGATTCTCTGCATCCTCTCCAAGACGAAGGCCGGTAGCCTTAAGAAGAGATAAGACCTCTTTGTTCTTGATAATCTTGGAGGACGGCATATCTGCGATGTTTAGAAATTTACCTCTAAGCGGGAAAGACCCTTGAATCATTGGATTTCTAAACTTTCTAAAAGCTGCCAGGGCTGACTTCCCCTCGAACAAAGCTAGCGTGCAAGATTCCCTGTCTTTTCCCTTGGCGTCAATCAGATTCTGGACCTTTTCTTTGCCGAGCTTCTTGTTGAGTTTTCTGAGCTCTTTTCTCTCATCTGCATCCTTCTTTTGAATTGCCCAGTCTAAGATGTTCTGGATCATCTCTGATTCACAAACAGACTTTAGAAACTTATCCGAGAGTGTGTGCTTTGACCCGAAGTCACGTGGGTCAGTGATTAGTTTCTCTTTGGTCTGAGATGAGAATGATGAGTTAACAATATCTGCACTTACAAATACAAAGATGTGGTTCTTGATCTCTGCTGGCTTCAGATCTACTTTGTGCTTCTTCTTGAGTTTCTTTCGAACCTCTGCAATAATTTGACTCAAGACTGCGTCGACATGTGTGCCGCCATCTTTTGTCTCGACACTGTTGACGAATGATATTTGCTTTAGGCTTCCGCTAGATGACCCTACGCCAATTCGCCAACGATCAGAGGCTTCATAGACAATATCATCAATATAGAGGCGACAGTATGAATTGAAAGTTGAGTATCTGTATTTTGTCCCATTGAATCTTACAGTCAAACAAGGATTGCAAGCTGCGAGGTCAATACACCTCTTTCTCATGATCTCAATGTGATCATCATCTAGGCCGCTCAATCCAAACTGATTGAAGTCCGCAATATACGATATCTTTGTATAGCCCTTGCTGCTTTTCGACTTGATGACTTTAGGTTCAGACCTGGCGCGCATGTTGTTTCTGAACTCTTGAGTGTAGAGCTTCTTTTTGTCACACGTTTCGATTGCAAACTTTGAAGAAAATATGTTGGTCAGAGTTGCTCCGACGCCGTTGGTTCCGGCGACGATTCTATTCTCAGTGTCGTCAAAATTTGAGCCAGCCTTTAGGTTTGAGAAAATCATCTCTGGAATGTATTCATTGTGCTTAGAATGAAGAATTACTGGAATTCCGCCATTGTCACTAACAGTAATTTCACCAGTCTCTGCGTCAGTGATGACCTCAATTAAGTCAAGCTTTTTGTTTCGTCGGTGTTCATCTGCTGCATTTGAAATAATCTCATCAAATATCTTAATAAAGGCAGGATTGACACTTACTTCTCTTTCAGAGAAAACATCGTCCTCGTCAATGAGATTCATGACTTCTTTGCGTGTTTTTGTCGACCCTACATACATTCCTGGACGGAGCAAGCAGTGCTCGATATCATCAAGCTTCTTATATTTTTGCTCAATTGATTTCATGCGTCTCCGTATTCAGCGTTATTATAGTTAGCGAATTATGACTTACACATGACTTCAGGAACTCACCCGCATTTTGAACCTCCACAAGCCAGGCACGTAACACACCCCTCTTGAAACACCAGGCTACCTTCTTCGTTGCAGTTGTCACACTTCTTCTCACTTGACTTCGTTCCATCTTCAATGTATTTCTTGAGAACTCGGGCAACTACACGCGAGAATGACGTAAAGTCAGTGTCCTTATCTTTTTGAAGCTGTTCAACCATAAATGATACGGGGGCGCCGTGGCGCATAGCCAGAGAGATTGTTCGAGTGAACGCTGAATGGTTGGGATTGTCGAATACCTCGACGACATCCTTGACAGCAAACTCATCGCCCTTGAACCCGAACTTGAGATCATACACAGAATTCTTTGTTTTGCGTGGGTGCTTGATGATAACGCCTTTTTCATATACACGCGGTATCTCAATATATTTTGATAGCCCACCGAAGATCTCGTATGGCTTTCCATCCATTAGCCCAACAAGAATCGTCCATTTCTCTCCTTTGATTGAAGCTCGGTGAATTTCGCAAGGAAGCTCGTGCGGGCGCTGCGGTGCTTGATGTTGCTGGAATGTTTCATCCGATTCATTTGCTGTATCATTGGAAACAAGGACACCGGCGCGGGATCCGTCTCGATATACAGTTGCGCCCTTGAGTCCGGCTTTCCACCCACGCCAGTATACTTTGGCTACGTCTTCTCTTGTTGCTGATTCGGGTAGATTCAATGTCTTGCTGATTGAGTGATCAATCCACTTTTGTGCTACTGCTTGAACATCTACAGCATGTTCCCAGTCGATCTCATTAGCTGTAGCACCACAATATGGTGACTTTGTAATGTCTGTTTCGCCCGTGATATCCATCCACTTCTTTAGGTTGTGGTGGTATACCGTGAAGTGTTGCCATCGATCACCGAGGTCATCTACGAAGTCAGCTTCAACATTTGGGTCGTTTGAGTTGATCTTTTTCCTTCGGGTATATTCGAGCATGAACACTGGTTCGATACCTGAGGTTGTCTGGGTGAGACATGAGACACTTCCGCACGGCGCCGTGGTGGTTAATGCAATATTTCTTCGGCCGTACTTACGATGCAATTCTCGTAACTCTGGTGAGGTATCAAATAATCGTTCGATATATTGATTTCCCTCTTCCTTCTCGAAGTTGTAGATTGGGAATTGGCCTCGCTCTTTCGCAAGGTAGCAAGACTCTGTGTATGAAGCAAGAACTAATGCACGATAGATTTCTCCAGTCATTGCAATTCCGTCTTCTGAGTCATATTTCAAGCCAAGCATTGCAAGCGTGTCGCCCAACCCTGTTTGTCCCAAGCCTGTTCGGCGTCCAGAGAGAGCGATTTGTCGGACATTATTCCAAAGATCAAGTTCTGTCCTTTTTACTTCAATTGGTTCTGGGTCTGCTTCAATCTTTGCCAGAATTTTATCAATCTTCTCAGTTTCAATTTCAACCAAGTCATCCATCATTCTTTGGGCCTTTCGGCTCATTGTATTGAATAGCTTGAAGTTAAATCTGGCTCGTGAAGTGAATGGATCATCAACGAATGATGTCGTATTGAGGAGGAGGAGCCGACAGCTGTCAAATGCTGACATTACAATTTCCCCGCAGGGATTTGAGCTCACTGTCTCAAATCCTTCATCTTTGTAGATTTGAGAAGGTGTTGTATTTAGAACGTTATCCCAAAAGAAGATGCCCGGTTCAGCTGTTTGATGTGCTGAGTCTACGATTGCATCCCATACAGCCTTAGCGGGCATTCTAGCTGTGAGTTCTCTGTTATTACCTGTTGAATCTACCGGCCATCGGGTTTCATAGTTTTCATCATTCTCAACAGCAGTCAAGAATTCGTCTGAGAGCCTGATTGAGATATTGGCTCCAGTTACCTTGCTTTGATCTCGCTTGATATTAATAAATGTCATGATATCTGGGTGGTGGACTGAGATTGACATCATTAGGGCGCCGCGGCGGCCGCCTTGAGCAACTTCACGACAGGAGTTTGAAAATCGTTCCATAAAGACGCCGATGCCGTCAGTTGTCTTTGCAGCATTTGACGTATGCATTCCCTGCGGTCGAATTGTAGAGATATCAAATCCTACACCTCCTCGGCGCTTCATGATCTGAACTTGCTCTTGATCTGTCTTTAGAATCCCGCCGTATGAGTCGTGAGGTGCCTCAATGACAAAGCAGTTTCCGACCGACTGCATTTGAATATCGTTTCCGACAGCTGACATTGGTGAGCCTTGAGGGACGATATACTTGAACCGGTCCATTGAGTCAAAAATTTCTTCTTCTGACATTGGGTTATCAAATTTCGCTTCGATTCGCGCAAATTCTTTTGCTAACCTACGATGCATCTGATCTGGCGATGTTTCAAAAAATTCGCCATTATCTTGCAGTGCATACTTGCCAGCCCATACACCAGCAGCAAGTTCATCACCGTTAAAATATTTTAGGGCGCCTGCATAAGCATCATCATATGTAAATGTCATTTTTCCTCGCTGATTTCTTTATCTGTAGTTTTTACATCAATTTTACTAACTTGTTTCCATTTTTGTTGCAGCAGTTTTTTGAGATCGCCCTCATTTTGGTTCTTTGCATCAGAGAACGACATTTCACCAGCTCCTTCAATAACAGCAATCTTGCTCTTGGCAGTATCGATTGTAATCGGGAATAAGATTCCGTCTCGGCCAGCTCGATTCTTTGCAACAAATAGACGCCCTAGGCCTGTAGATTTCTCTTCTGCTTTTCTCGAGATTGACAAAACAAGGTCAGCAACCTGTGCCTTTCCGTATGACTCAGCCATGCTTTCAAGGCCAATAACGTCTGAGTTTGCTGCATCTCTATTACTTTGTGATGCAGTCCATACTGGGAGGTTCTTTTCCATTGCTAGGTTTCGAAGGTCCTCATATACCTTTTTGAGCTCGTGTCTCATTGAGTCATATTGTCGTGAGGATCGCATGATATCTGCATAGTCAACAATCAGTATGTGCGGAATAAATCCTTTGAGGCTTAATTTTTCAATATGAGATCGAAGTGTCTGGACGGTTGCTGTTCCGGTGGGATACTCTTTGATCATTAGCTTTCCGAGAGAATTTTTGTTCTCTTCATAATAGGCTATGACCTCTTCTTTTCTTTCTGGAATATCATTGCTTGGAATATCGCAGAGATTAGAGTCGTAGCGGAGGCCAGTTCGAGTCTCAGTTAATTCGAACGTATAGTGAATTACATTGAATCCTGCCTGAAGCGCTGCGCACCCAAGACTAACAAGCATATGTGATTTACCAACTCCGGTCGGGGCTGCAACTACACCGATCTCTCCTTTACCTAGGCCTCCGCCAAGGATTGATTTCTCATCGAGCTTTGGAATCCCTGTCGGAATCGGGTGGCGAGAAATTCGAACGAATCGTGCCTCCATGTCCTCAAAGAAATCATGTCCAACTGAGGGTGTTGTTCCTACTGACATTGCTGTTCGCATGAGATCCATTACTGCGTCAAACTTATCAACCTGGATTAGATCAACTGCCTCTTCAAGCGCGCCGCGAAATGCCTGCTTGCGACAGAAATCAAGTGCCTTATCCTTGACATATTCAAGGTCACCCATACTTGGATTGTGCCTGATTCTCTGGAGGTAATCAACAATCTGATCACGAAGAATGATATCGTTGCCCGTCTTTAGATCATCTCGAATAATTGAAACAAGCAAAGGCAGAGTCGGGAAATCTTTATACTTCTCGTGGTATGAAAAATATCGATCAGCTAAGAACTTTAGATATTTAAGATCGAAGAATTCAATGTTAATGACCTCTGCCATTTGTTCTGCCCACATTCTGTCTGTGAGCAAGCTCTGAACGATTTTTTCTTGAAAGTCTTTTCCGTAAGATGCAAACGTAATACTATGCTCGTGTGTCACTAATAACCTCTTTTTTAATCTAGATAAGTAAAGCTAAGAAACAAGGATTCGACATCGAAGTTTTGAATTCCCTCATGAATCAATTTCCTCATCATGCCTATCTTATTCTTGCA